ACCATGTGGTGATGGAACCGGCTGACGTCGCGCTCCAGATCCAGCGCAAACCGTTTGTTTTCCGGGCCGTTGGTGTCTTTACCGGGCCCCGTAGCCAAGGCTTGGTGATCCTGGACGTTGACCGCAACCTCGCCAAACTGTCCAAAAAATGGGGCAGCACCCTGGATGGGGCCCCCAAGGTCACCAGCACCAAGGCCAATGCGGCCAAGTACCTGTACCGCGTCCCAGAGGCCCTGTGGGGCGAGGTGAAGGGTTTTGGGTTGTCGGATACCGGGGCGGGCTACGAAGTGCTCTGGGGCCGTCAGGGGCTTCTGTACGGGGCTTATCCGGGCTCCAGTGATGGGAAGGGTGCGGAAGGCTTCTACGGCTTTGAGGGCGACCTGGAAGCCATCCCGGAAGCTCCAGCGTGGTTGCTGGCTGAAATGCGTGAAGCGGCTGGTAAGGACCCGACCGACGCTGGCTTCATCAAAAACCGCAAGGCACTTGACTTTTCGGATCGGACGCCCGAAGAGGTGGCCGAAATTATCCAGTCAGCCCTTCGCGTCATTCCTGGTCAAGGCGCTGGCAGCCGGGACCACTGGATCAAAGTGGGCATGGCGATCCACTCGGAACTGCCGACCGACCTTGGGATGACTCTTTGGTCGGCTTGGTCGGCTGAAGATCCTGAGTTTTGTGACGATTGGGCTGATGGCAACCCTTGCGAAGAGGTCTGGAAAAGCTTCAAGAAGGGCTCCGTCACCTTGGGCACCCTGTTTTGGCTGGCCGATCAGCAACTGCCGGGGCGCCTCTGGCTTGGTGAAGACCTTCGCAAAGTTGTTGCAGAACTTGAATCGGGCGCATCCGTTGAAGTGCTGCCTCGCTTTGTGGACGTCATGCGCGACGTTCGGGAAGCGCTCCAGCTGGAAAATCCTGCTGAACAGAAGTACGAGCTTCACAAGATCGCCCACAAGGCTCGGATGCGCGACGCTCTTGAGCTGGAAAAAATGTACGTCGATCAAATCCAACATGAGTCTCAAAGTGAGACCATGACGGTTGGTGAACTGCTCCAGCAGAACTTTGAGCGCAGCTACTTGATTCCTGACCTGCTGCCGAATCCCTCCGTTGTCCTGATTTACGGCGCTGGTGGTGACGGCAAGTCCATGACCGCCTGGACGCTGGCCAAGCATGTTGCTACCGGCCAACCCTTCGTGATTCGCGGCAAACACGTTCCAGTTGAACAGGGTCCTGTCCTTCTGCTGAACGGTGACCAGCCACTGGTCCAGATGCAGGAACAGATGGAAGAGGTTGAAATGCCTGCCGATGCTCCAGTCATCGTGCGTACTGACTGGTCATTGCAGGCCTATGCCCGCTTTCAGAAGCTGGTCCAGAAGATCAAGCCCAAGCTGATCGTGATTGACTCGCTGATCGGTTGCTCGGGTGGTCGGGCCTTTGACGAGAACAAGTCCGACTTCGCCACACCCCTGTACTGGCTGACCCGGAACAACGGTGTGGCCTTCCCTGCCTGCACCATCCTCATCATTCACCACGCCAACAAAAACGGCGGCTTCCGGGGCACCAGTGCTATCCGTGACGCGGTGGACGAAACCTGGAGCCTTAAGCGACCTTCTGACAAGCAGCTGGAACAGACCGGACACAATGCCCGGATCATCACCATCGAAAAGTCCAGGTCCGGTCGTGGAGGCACCAGCCTTCTGCTGCGTCAGGAAGCCGATTTGAGCTTCACGTTGGCTGATTGGACCCCGGAGGTCGATCCCAACGAAACGGCGCCTTCTGGCATCACTGACAGGGTGCTCCAGCGTCTTCGCGTGATCTACCCCTCCAGCAAGACCCGTGAAGAGTTGAACGCCGACGCCCTCTGCGGTGGAAGCGTTGCCGCAATTCGGAAGTCGCTCCAGCGTCTTGAGAAGCGTGGGCTCATCCGCGTGACCGAGACCAAACGGACTTCTAAGGGGGGTTCACCGATCAAGGTGTACCAGGCTGTTATTTCTCTCTCGCGGGGAGAGGTAGGTACAGGGGGTCCCAGTGACCAAATCCCTAGTGATAGCAACGGATTAACAGTGGGACAGGGGGGTGATTCTGCCGTCGGGTGTCCCAGCGTGTTCGGTACTGGGACACTTTCCGTTGAATCGGAAGCCTGTCCCAGTGCAGATCCTTTGCAGGCCAAGGGATCTGGGCAAATGGACACCTCTGGGGCATATCCCCCCGTGCGCGAGGAACGCACTGTCGGTGAACTTGACCAGATCAAGCAGGCCGCAGCCGAGGCATGGGACTGACCATGACCTTTGTCTTTAACCTGCTGTTGGGGCTGCTTTTGGCAGCCTCACGGCTTTTTCGGAGTCATTCGGTGTCTACCGCCAAGTCCAAACCGAAACCGCCGAGACGTCCCACGCTGGCTGTCATCAATGCGGCGGTACCAGACGACGTGTTCGCGCTCATCCGCATGAGCTGGTTCAAGCAGGGCCGCCCCGTCGAAGTTGAAGAATTTCAAATCTTCGAGTGCGACGACGCCTACGCCATCTTCCATGGCACAGTCGGCCAGGCCCTGCGCCAAAGGGCCGACGTGTCCGTCATCACCACCTATTCCGCCGAAGCCCTTGGAATCCCAACTGAAGCCCGCTGAACTGCTCGACCGCCTGATCGACGCCTTCCAGTGCTGTGCCGACTGCGGCGACAAATACGGGACCTACCGGGGGGTTGAGACCAGTACCTGCTGGCACGACACCTGCGACGTCTGCACAGCGGAAGGCACCGTGACAGCCACCCGCAATTATGGTTACCTGTACAAGGGTATCAACCTACTAAAAAATTTTAAGTAATGACCTATTACGTCAAGATCCCAGACAAGGACTACTATCTGGCCCTCGCCAACCGCCCCCAGACACGTGGTACTGTTAGTCAGTATCGAGGTGTGACCCGAGGCAACGACAAAAACCCGTACCGGGCCCAGTTCTCGTACCAGGGCAAGCGGTACTACCTCGGCAACTACACCAACGAGCTAGACGCCGCTAAGGCGTACAACCGTGCAGCGCTGGCCATCGTCGGACCCCATGCCGTACTGAACGATCTATGACTGAATTACCACTTTGGAAGGAACTGATCGACCAAGCAATGCAAAGCATCAGCACTAGGCCGGCGCTCTCCCCTGCCGCGCAGGCGGTGCTTGATGCCGCCTTTGCTGTTGAAGACGAGTGGGACACAATACCGATGATCGCCGCCGCCCTGCGAGCTGCTGCACTGATACCCAACATCGACCGCCTCAGGTTGCTCGCCATCGCCGACGAGCTGGAAGGTCATGGCTGACAAGCTGGACGAATTGAATCCTGGTAGGCGGCCCAAGAATCGAGGGCGTAACAAGACCGTCAACCTTCGGATGAGCCAGGAAGAAATTGACGTGGCCCGCACCCTTGGTAACGGGAACGTGTCGATGGGTGTCCGGTGGGCTGTCCGATTCGCGCACGACCGCCACATGCGGCCTGTCACCCTGACCACCCTGCTGCGATCTGCCGCCGTCCTGGCCGCCGAACTGGAAGCCACCAGGCGGGTGTGAACTTTTACAACTGGCCTACTAGACCAAAGCTAGGAGGTGTGTAACACTACAGGTGTGGGGGCGAAAGCTTCCGCACCGTTCCTTTTACTGGAGGGCAATGGCCATCCGCACCGACATACCCAACGAAAAACTCAGCCCTTGGTACTTTGCTATCGGCTGGGCCCGACAAACCGTGATCCAGGAAATCAAACGCGCACAGGCCCTCGGCCTATCAACCGCCTACGACGAGCGCCATCTGGCGCAGCTCGACGACATGGAACAGTTCCTCAAGATGACATGGGACGTCTGGATGGACGACCTTGAAGAAAATTGTGCCCATAGTGGCCTGGAGGTGTCCAGTGAATCCTGATGTGCTCGAAATTTACAACCTTACTTTTGGTCCTGATGGGCGCTGCGATGTGGAAGCTTTCGTGGAAGATGCTGTTGTGGTACGCAACGAAACCTACGAAGACCCCGCCGAATGGGCACCTGCTTTGTGCCGAGGCACCTTCTACCTTTGTGAAGACGACGTAATCCCAGCCACAGATGCAGGAGTTAGGCGCCTTGTCAGCGAACGAATCGACAACTGGGAAGTGGTGGATCAGTCGGATTGGGCAGACGACTGCTAAGGCCCTTCGCAACGACGAGTCTTACGACGACTGGTCCTACGGGACCGAGCCCATTCCATGCGATACGAGCTGGGTCAAGCCCCAAACGCCCAACCAGCTCTTCATCCACCTTGTGGACGCCTTCGTCAGTAGCGAAAGCATCAACCACGAACTGCTGGCCCGGATTGCGATGTACGAGATGCTCAATTTGCCCGAGGCAACCTTGTTGCAACTTCGATCGCAGTACCTGTCCAACATCCATTAGGTACTACACTATCAACGCTTTACCTAGCACAATGCTCACTATCCTCTCTGACACACAAGTCCGTACACTGTCGGACAGTATCAAGACCATCGACCAGCACCTTGTTACGATCCAGACGCTGCTGGAAACGTCCCAGACCGTCAACTTCGATGGCACCACGCCGGCAGTGAAAACACCCACAGCACCTGCCAAGGCGGAGTCTCAAACTAAGACTCGTAAGTCTCGCCGTGGGTACCGGGCACTTAACACCAAGCAGGTGCTGGAAATCAAGCGGCGACTGGCTAAGGGCGAGGGTGCCACCTCGATCAGCCGTGACTTCAAGGTCCACCTCACCACGATCAACTGCATCAAGTGGGGCAAGACCTGGAAGCACGTCACCCTGCAACAGGCCGCACCTGTGATTGTCCACGCATGATCCTCTGTGATACAGAGATCCGGGCTCTCTGCGAAGAGGGCCTTGTGGATCCTTACGACCCAGCACTGGTCAACCCGGCCAGTCTCGATGTGAGACTCGGTGAGAATCTTCTCGTTGAAGTCCCACTGACTTCACAGATGCAACCCTTTTCCATTAGGGGTTACACCGAAGAACACCCGTTTTTGTTGCCGCCGAAGGAATTCATTCTGGCGGAAACAGTCGAAACGTTTTTCCTTCCGTCGTTTTTGGCCGGGCAGTTTGCGCTTAAAAGTTCCAGGGCTCGCTCTGGTATTGAGCACTTGATGGCTGGCTACTGTGATCCAGGTTGGCAGGGTTCCAAGCTCACACTGGAACTACAGAATGCACGGGCTATTCATCCCGTCGCACTGTGGCCCGGGATGCGGATTGGGCAGCTGGTGTTCCACGTGATGTCTGCTCGTCCGGCTGAGGATTATTCCATTGTCGGCCACTACAACTTTGACCAGAGAGTTACTGCCGCCAAACTATGAAACAGGATGTTGTAAACCACCCCAGTCACTACACGGCGGGGAAAATTGAGGTCATTGATTTTATTGAGGACTGTGTAAAGCAAGCCCCTGACGCTGTTGTGGGTGGGCTCCAGTGGCAAGTCCTTAAGTACATGAGCCGGCTTTGGCTTAAAGAGAGCCCTCACATTGACGCCAGCAAAGCCCGCTGGTATCTGAATAGGTTGATCGACAAACTTGATTCCGAGGAGTACCGCAATGGCTAATCACTACAAGTTCGAGATGATTCGCTCGGACGATGCCGCCCAGATCACCACTGCCTACAACGTGAAAGTTACGGGTGTGTTGGCTTCTGAGGTGATCGAAACATTCACAGACTTTTTGCAGGCCTGTGGCTTTCACCGCAACACGATTTTAGATGTGTACAGCCAAATGAGTGATGAACTGTCCCAGTTGTAAGTCCGAAAACTACAAGGCGATTGATAGCCGTGTTCGAAAGGATGGGACGCGGCGACGTAGGTACGTCTGTAAAGATTGCAACGAGCGTTGGTCCACTTTCTCGACCGGCAAAGATGCAGAGCCGATTGTGCGGTTTCCGCCGATTGCCAATAGGCGGTTGACGTTAGAGCAGGCTAAGCAGATCATGCTGTCCGACAAAAGTACGTTGGCGTTGGCGGCAGAGTTTGGTGTTTCGCACCAGGCAATCTCACAGATTCGACTGGGGCAGTCCTACGCCTACATCTACCGGCAGCTCCAGGAAGATGGTTGTGCTCTGGCTGGGCAAGGCGGCATCCTTTGTGACCAGTGCGTGCATTGGAGTGGCGGCAGCTGTGGCTTTGAGTTTCCAGATGCCGGCGGCGACTTTGCAACGGATTGTGTCCTTTACGAGGCGGCCTAGGCTACTAGGCTGCTACACTACACAAGTACGCCCTACCAGGCTCAAACCATGACAAGCGATTTTTGGAAAGTCTCGACGCTAGTTGCTGAGTTCCAGCAAAAGCTCAAGGTCATCGTCGAACGCGATGGCAGCCGCCACTTGATGGACGCTCACATCCCTTTTGATTTGATGGATGTGATCGAGGAGGAAATCATGCCTGCTTTGGAAATGGCCATAGCTTGCATCGAGTGGGAACCATCTGACGCAGACCTGTGCCTCGGTGAACCGCCGATGAGTATGCAGGAAATGCATAGCGCTGCTCATGCCCAACACATCGCGCTGCACAACTGATGGCAAACGCATCATTTCTCTACGGCATCGAGCATCTGCACACGATGTTCAATGCCACCACCGTCGCGTTCGACTGTGAAACCACCGGATTGCAGCCCGTGTTTGGTGGGTTGCGGTTGCTCCAGTTGGCAGCCCTAGACCGGACACCTGTGGTCATTGACTGCTGGGACCTTAGTGACGAGGACTGGGTTGACCTGGAAGAGTTTTTCTCGGTCAAGCGTTACTGGATTGCCCATAACGCTGTGTTCGATTTGGGGTGGCTACAGGAACACGAGCTTCATCCTGAAGGGCAGGTGCTCTGCACCATGCTGGCTAGTCGGATCCTGACCAACGGACTGCCCAACCTCAAACACGGTTTGCAGCATGTTGTAAAACGTTACTTGAAGTTGGACATTTCCAAGGAAGAACAGAAAAGCGACTGGAGTGGTGACCTCACGCCAAGTCAGCTGGAATATGCGGCCTATGACGTGTACCTGTTGACCCAGTTGGATGGGCACATCAACCAGCGGATGGCCGAGGGCAACCTGCACAAGGCTTGGTTTCTGGAGTGTGCCGCGTTGCCTGCGATGGCGCAGTTGTGGCGGACAGGTTTGCCGTTCGACAAGCAGGCATTGGAAGAACTGCACGAGGATCTGGCCAAGGATCACGTCAGGTTGGGTGACGCCTTCATCGAAACACTCGATGCGGCTTTGCCGGCCCGCAAGAAATTGCCGCGTGATCCGGACGGCACCTTCAATCTGCGTTCCAAGCCGGAAGGTAGTGTCCGGGCTGGTACGAAGAAGGAAGCCGGCTTCAATCTCAATAGCCCCAAGCAGTTGTTAGATATATTCACAACTCTGTTGGATAGGCAGCCGGTGGACAACAACGGCAAGCCCAGTGCCAGTCGTGCCGCACTAAGGGAATACGCCGGGGATCACAAGGTTGTGGCCGAATACCTGGCTTGGAAACGAGTGGAAAAGCGGCGCCAGATGGTAGAAGCGCTGCTTAAACACCTCGGTAGCAACGGGTTTATTAAGGCAAGTTACATGCAGCTTGGGGCGGACACTGGGCGGATGTCCTGTATTGGTCCGAACCTGCAGCAAATTCCAAGAGACTCAAGGTTTAGGGCCTGCGTTAAGGCACCGGACGGGTGGAAACTGGTAGTGGCGGACTACGCCCAGATGGAACTGCGGCTGGCCGCTTGGGAAGCTCAAGACGAGCTGATGATCCAGGCGTTCCAGCAAGGGTTGGATCTGCACACTGTCACCGCGATGCAAATTTATGGCGTCCCTGAAGATGAAGTTACCAAGGACATGCGGCAAATTAGCAAATCTGCGAACTTTGGTCTGTTGTATGGATCGGGAGCCCGAGGATTACGCAATTATGCAGCAGGCATGGGGATACAAATGGATCTCCTTGAAGCTGGTGAAATCCGCTCCAAGTTCCACGCTGCGTATAGAGGAATTAGCCGGTGGCAACGCGAAAATGCTGCACAAGCTAATCTCAATCGTGCGAATGCCGCGATCAGGATTCGTAACTCCGGGTTGCGGCGGTTTCTACCGGGCGATTACAACTCACTAACAGTTCGATCGAACACGCCAATTCAGGGGGCTGGTGCTGCTGTACTTAAGCGGACACTCGGTAAATTGTGGCCATTGCTCAAAGCTGATGGTGAAGAAGTCGTCCGCATCGCGGGTGTCGTTCATGACGAAGTTATTCTTTTTGTGCGCGAAGAACATGCGGATATTTGGTGCGAGCAACTCGCAGCCATCATGCAAGACGCCGAAGCCGAATGGCTTGGGGATGTCCCACCCCTGGCAGAAGCTAAAGCTGCTGACTCGTGGGTAGACGCCAAATGAACAGGAAAGCTCCAGTCAATTACGTGGCCTTATTGAGAACGCCTGGCGGCCTGGTGCAGAAGGCTACGTTCTACGCCGACTCGATGACCCAGGCGCACTACACCATCCGGGAACTATGGCCGGCGCTGCGACTTGTCAGAATCACCAAGGAGGAAGACTGGTAGCAAGTTGAGTCTCATGAGTCGCACCGGCAGGGACATTGTGTTGGAGCGACTTCATGCGGCGATGCGGAAGGCGACTACGGCTGACCTGCAGCGTGCAGCCATGTTCTTGGAATGGGCCTGGGATGTCCGTCGCGGGTGTTCCAGGCAGCGGTCTGCCTCAAGGACGGCACAAAATCAGGCCTGGAAAAAGAAGGTGGACCCTGATGTTCGTTGGTGACCATGCTAGTGTGTAGCAAAAGAGACTCACGCGGCGATGCCACTACGTCACGGGCAAAAGTTCTACTGCCAACTCTTGCTGGATCGTCACCGCTACATGCTGGTGGACGAGATGGCTAAGCAGCAAGGCAAACGGACCACGGCCTTGTTGCGGGAGATGGTCTACTCGGCGTTGGAAAAGGCACTTCCGTCGTCGGAATACAGGGCTGCAGAAGCGGCAGATCACGCTGCGTGGGCGGACTCGGTAAAACGACGGGTGCAAGGACGCCAACGATCCAAAGAAGATGCCCCAGCGGCAGAAACAGACTCATAAGACTTAGTTGTAATCAGTAACAAGTCTGACCTAAAGGCCCCTAGGGGGCTACTGTTGCACAGTAGTTCGGTATTTCCGATGACTCGCTATCTGGTTGTGGCCGATGGGCAGTACGTCACTGCCCTGTACGGTCCCAAGGGTTCAGGGATTGGTTTGACTGTTGAGAAAGATGACGCCGGGACCTGGGTTACCTACGAACGTGCCGTCGAAGCGGCGCGGGTTGTTGCTCAATGCCTTGGTGGTTTTGTTACTGTTCATGGCGTCGATGAACCCGACTACCCCAGCAGCTGGGCTAAAGCCAGTTGATCGACACTGTGGCCAACACTGAATACTTTGAGTTGGTGGTGTGGTTGCCTGGACAAGGTCCCCTGCGGAAATTGTTCGCGGCCCCAACACTGCAGGAAGCCATCGAACTGGCTGAACTTACCTATGGTGGGTGCCTGGTTGAAGTGCCGCCTGCTGCGGCGGCCAAACCTCGCCTGGCACGCTCCAGCACAAGTCCATCTGTACTGAAACGTCTGCGTAATGACCACATCCGTTCTGTTCGATCAAAAAAGGTATGACGAACTTGAGGCCCTTTATGTGAAAGATGGCCGGGACAACCGGGACCATCCCATGTACTCCCTGTACACCGGGCTGTACCAGGCGTATCTAGCAGGAATCGCGGTCCAGCCCGCAGATACCGGAGAGGTTTGACGCTGCCTCGCGGATTGCCCAAGACGACTTGGTGCGTTCCATGTGATACAGCGTGTTAAGCAGGATGGCTGCCTCGAATAGGCCGTTCCAGTCCTTTGCGTCGTAACGCTCGCGCAGCCACCTGTCGCGGGCGTTTTGGCTTAGCTGTTGTTCGACTGGTTGCTCGAAGTTGTTCATATTTAGGTGGGGCGAACTCTCATAAACCATCCGGATTCCGGACCATCGACGAGCCAGCGTCGCAGCCAGTTACGCCTGGAGTATGCAATTCCTGCACCACCCTTGTGGTTAACGTAGCCACCGTTTGTCATGTCTGCTTCACCGTTTGGGTCGTTGTGGATGAAGTGGGTGCTGGTGAAGCCGGTCACAACGCTCCAGTGGCCGGAACCTTTTGGATCTGTGGCGGGACCTTTGTGTAGCCAGCCGACTGGTGTGGGGTAGCCCGAGCGAATTTCACCTTCGAGGATGCTGGCAGTGCCTTCCATCTCGAACGTTGCCCGTAGACCGAGGGTTTTTAGCGCCAGGATGTGGGCCTTGGCGTCAGTTGTGTCTCCAAACTGGCAGCGGATACGGTTGTACTCGTGGTCCCCGGCAATCTTGCCCCAGTAGCGGGCGACCATCGCGCAGCTAGAACTGAAACATTCCCGGTAACCGGTGGCCCCATTGTCGAGTTGGTACTCGTACGGGACTTTCAAATTGACCGCAGAGTTGCTGGTCTGCGCTGGCATCGCGGTTGTGTTCTGTGCCCATAGGCGGCCTTCTGCCTCGCGTCTACGCAACAGGCCGGCTTCTACCGATGTACCCGGGTTGCGGTAAAGCAGCATCGCCGCAGCTACTTTGTCCCATTGCTTGTCGCGTAGACGGTTGCTGATTGTCTCGAAGTTTTTGGCACCGTAAAAATCGGCACCGAGGTTATAGGCGAAACTGATTAACGCGGACTGCTGCGTCACGCGCATTTCGTCCCAGTACGGGATTTTGCCGTACAAATGCTTGGCGATGCGTTCGACCTCTTGGAGGAGTAACTGGTCCGCTTCGATCACGGTTACCTTGTCACCTTGCTTTACCTTGCGACCGTCCTGGTAACGAGTGGTGCCAAAGCCGATGGTTGCAACGTCCCAGCCGTGCAGTGGATCTGGGTAGGCGCTAAGGTGGCAACCTTCAAATTCTTTGATAAGTTTTAATGCCGGCGTGTAGTCCTGCTGCTTACCGGATTGGCTCCAGGTCTTGAACCAGGACTGCTCGCGCCCGAAGATGTGTGGGTTGGCTTTATTGATAAGTTCCTCTAATTCGGTTACGGCTGCCATCTGGTGGGGCAGTGACTTGTAGTAACGGAATAGATCGACTAGGCGGATCTTGTTAGTCACGGCGCCAGGGTGCGTGGATACTCATGGGGCCGCCCAACAAGCGGCTTTCACCAGTCTGCCGTGTTTCGTCGATGGGATGCTCCACGACAACGGGTGGTGGGGTGGCCGGTGGTTGAGTTGCGTGCCAGTCGGCTTCGGCCTTGTCCAGCTTGGCAGGCAGCGTCTTGTAGAACCACCAGTCATTGATGGCACGTTCCAGTCGGCGCTGCCAGCCTGCTTTGCCGAAACCGATCAGACCTTTTTTGCCTTAATCAGCGTCAGGATTTGCAGCACCAGCTGGATGATGCTGTTGCTTTTGAGGGGTGACAGGGCGATCAGTTCGCTAGCAGCAGCGACCACGATCCAGAAGGCCGGGTGGGACAAAAATTCCATGGCAGCAAATTAGTGCTGTGTGTAAGTCTATAGCCTGAAGGGTAAAAAGCAAGTAGCGACCTGGGTTTGTAGCTAAATTCACTACAGAGCCGTGCCCACATGGAACATCACATCGAGGGCACGGAATTCTTTAGTAAACGTGAGGCGAAGGCAAGATTTAGACAACATATCCTTAACTTTTGGGGGAATAAATGTGCCTACTGCCGGGAACCTTTGGGTAGGTCCGGGACGTTGGATCACGTACGCCCCAAGTCCAAAGGTGGTGAGACGCGACGCAGTAACTTGGTTGGTTGCTGTTACGCCTGCAATATGAGTAAAGGGTCGTGTACTGATTGGCTCGAGTGGTTTCGGGCGCAGCATTTCTGGGAGCCGCACCTTGAAGACGCGATCAAGTTATGGATCAGCCAGTAGCAGGCGGTCCCAGCCGGCACCTTCGGCATACATGTAGGCCATGTACTCGTCTTCGCAATACCGGCAGATACTGCCATGGCACATGCGGTAAAAGATGTGGCCGGCTTCGTTTTCCAGCTGTTCGATTGTGAAGCCTTGGCCTAGATCGCGGATGTTGACAACGGTAGATTCCATTACCTGCGTCGTTCGTCGCCTACCCAGTTGTCCTTGGCTTCTAGTTTGACTACCCGTTGTTCGACGGCACCAAGGCGTTGGAATGTTTCGCGGCGATCATCCTTGATGTCCGTGTGGAGCACTTCCAACTGCGTGGCAATGTGCTCCACAGCAGAAGTCAACCTGATGACCGCATCACGCGCTTCATCATTGCGACGGGTGAATCCCATTGCGCCCATCGCGGCAACGCTGATGGAAGCCCCAGCAACAGCAGCGATGACCTCGATCATGGTATCAGTTTAACCCTTACCTTGACCGCGCAGTAACTTACGCCCATGACTAGGCTTGCTGCGTGCGCCATTACCTTGACGGGTTAATTTTGGCGGGCCAGGCTTGTGCTCAATGCGAGCCGCGCCAGTTTTGGATTTGACAGCCATCAGCCTTCTAGCAACATGATGTCGAGTGCTTCAAGTGCGGCCACGCGTGCTTCGAGTGCATCGAACGTGTCTTTGCTGACGCTGCCGGTTGTCACGATGATCGTTGCGCCATCATCCAGTACGGTGACGGTGTTGACATCAGTGGTGACATTGACAGAGGTCATGCTGTGTAGCCCTCACTGACAAATACCAGGCCCTCAAGGTAATACTCCTTCAGGCCAGATGGATTGGTCAGGAGCACGTCGTAATACGCCTCATCCGGGAATGTGGCGGTCTGATCGTCCGTCAACGCAATGGCAACCGTGCCCGTGCTGCGGTTGGTGTAGGTGACGGTGAAGTCAGCGTATTTGGTGGTACGGGCTTTGTTCCAGACTTGTGCAGCAACCGTCCAACTGGTGAGGTTGATCGGTGTTGCCGAGGCATCTTTAAATTGAAGCGTGACGGTGTAGTCCGCCCGGCGTTGCAACGGGATGTTGTAAATGCCGGGCTGAACTGACATTGCCTTGGCGCGTTAGACCGATTCTAGCGTTAAGCCCGCAAAAGGCTGACGGCTTTGGTAGGATACGGATCTCGTCGCATAGATCCCTGATGCCCCTGAAGCCTAGCTTGTCTCTTGCTGAAGCGCAAGAGTGGTTTTACTGTGATTTTAAGACTGGAACATTATTCTGGAAAAAGAGTGGAAAGTCTATAACGAAAGATGCTATAGCCGGAACAGTAAAGCAGCACGGATACAGAATAGTTAATTTTAAGCGAAAAAGTTATCCGGCGCACAGACTAATGTGGTTGTTGTATTCAGGTGTTGATCCTTATCCTTACTTTATAGATCATGTAAACGGTGTAAAGGATGATAACAGAATTGAAAATTTAAGGTTAGCTACCTGCGCGGAAAATACAAGAAATCAAAAGCTGCATCCATTGAATACATCTGGCTGCAAAGGAGTTAGTTACATTAAAAGAACGGGCAAATGGGATGCACGCATCAAAAAAGATTACGTGCAGTACTGTTTAGGCGTGTACCACACAAAAGAAGAAGCCTACGCAGCCTATTGCGAGGCTGCACGTAGGCTTCATGGTGACTTTGCGCGAGAAGCCTAGTTCCAGGGCAGCCCGCTAGCGCGACTCGGGTGACGCTGCTCGTCGAGCTGACCTTGGAGGGCTGCTTCAACTTCAGCAACCTTTTCATCGCCGAGGGCATTTTGCACCCAGCCGACCACGATCTCTTCGGTCAGGTCAGCGAAGGGGATCAGGGCATCCTCTGCAGGACGCTCGAAACCAATCGAGCCATACGCACCTGCGCTGTAGGTGCCGTCATTGGCGTCCACGGTGTAGTGGGCCACGAAAACGAAGCCGTCGCTGGTTTCGCGCTCCAGTTGAGCGACCTTCCAGGTGACGGTGGTGGTGGTGGGCGTTGCGGTAGGCATAGATCCGTGGGTTTTGTGACAGTGTAGG